CCATTGAAGGTGTCATCAAGGACTATTCTGAAAGCACGAAGCGTAACTACTACTCTGCCATCCTAGCATCTCTGAAGCACCTCAAGGACAAGGCTAGTTACAAGAAGACATATGCCTACTACGCTGGTGTTATGGCAGAGAAGACAAAAGAGCATCGTGATACGAAAGACGACCAGAAGAAGAGCGACCGTCAAAAGGAGAACTGGATTGATTGGACGGAGGTGGCAAAGAAGGCTTCTGATATGCGAACTGATATGCTTGCGATTGCTGGCAAGAAGAATATCACAAACCAAGACTATGATAAACTCCTTCAGAATGTCATCCTCTCCTTGTATGTTTATATCCCGCCTCGTCGTAACCAAGACTTCCTTGATATGTATGTAGTCCGCAAATGGACTGATGATATGCCGAAGGATAAGAACTACCTAGACCTTGGTAATAAGCAGTTTGTATTTAATGTCTTTAAGACTGCGAAGAAGCACGGGCAACAGAAGGAGGCTATCCCCGATACTGCCGAGGCTCCTCTGATGGATACTCTTAATACCTACATCAAGCATCATCCGGGGCTTAAAGGTAATAAGAGCAAGAGTGTTGTGGCAAAGTTCCTAGTGAATGCTGATGGAACTCCTATCACCGCCGTTAATGCTATTACTCGTATCCTCAATCGTATCTTCGGCAAGAAGGTAGGGTCTTCTATGCTCCGCCATATCTACCTTTCCCATAAGTATGGTGATAAGTTGGAGGAGATGAAGGATGATGCCGAGAAGATGGCACACTCTATGAGCCAGCAGAAGGAATATATAAAAACCGACGATTTACCGTATCACGAGATGGAGTAACATAAAGTCTCGGAGGATAGAAACTTTGTATTATAAAACCTATAACAACTCCTAATGCGAACATCTAAATGAGGCTCGTATTAGAAATGTGTCACAAGATGGGTTAAGATGGGTTTATCTACAAGTCTCCGTGTAGGGCAGTTTCTCTAGTGAAAGTTGGCGGAAAGTCCATCTTACCCATCTTTTACCCAGTTTGTAATAGCGTATAACTGCGGTCTCGCCAAAATCTTATTGAAACCCGTCAGCATTCTTGTAACATCATCCCAATAAGGGTGCGTGATACTCATATCAGACAACATAGCGGATACCACATTATGTAGCGACTGGATGTATTGTAGGGATACGACTATCTTCATCTACTAGGGGCTATTAGTTTCTACTGGTAGATGGATGGGTAGATGGGTCATTTTGCTACCAACCGCACCGAACCTATCCAATGTCTCCTTTTGAAAACTCCATACTAGCCGATTGGCTCTCCACGCCTTGTCCTTGATAACAGTTAGGTAGGCAAGTCTGGTGTCCCCATAAACCGTTTCACAGTCACGCTCTAACCCCAAAATCTCGGCATATAAACTAAATATCTCATTCTTAATCTCTGATAGGTGTTCTACATCTGCCTCCAGAAGGCTACGACGGATTGGTGTCACAGACGAAGCATCATTATCATCACTCATTGTATATTGTCAGAAAAGATTTTATTTCTGGTAATATATATTCAGAGCCGGGGTATTTACGGAGTAGGGGTCTGTTTAAATGCCTTTCTACAGATGGCACACTTTCTAGCATCCACATTGGCTTGTGACTTAATCGTATCAAGGCACACCTTACAGTAGTAGTGACCACACGGCGTTATCTCAAGGTTTGCTGGTTGTATCATATCCATACAGATTGGACACTCCCAAGTCTTTTTAAGTATCGTAGCCATCTCAATCATCTCATTCTTAATATGCGTTGGGATTTCCTCAATGCCTATGTGTCGTGTAATGGTAGTGTGGGTCTCGTAATCCCTCGTCAGACTATCACGAACTACCTCGTAATACTTCGCAAAGGCAAAACTGCGTTGCCTCCAGTTCTTCTGTGCCTCCAGACGGTAATACTCAAGAGTTCCAAAAGCGGGGGGCATTGTTTTATAACCCAGACGGGGAAAAAAATCTGAAATAAACATTTATACAGCGTCCGCTGTAGTTGCCTACGGGTCAGTGATTAACTGGGCGGGCGTAATCGCATTGGTGTAGGTATATGTCTGTTGGGCACTGTTGCCACCAGTTGTGACGCCCGCTGACACGAACACGAGGTAAATGTTTGCCGGCGTTGATGAGAAGCGGTAGGGGATTGTAAGGTCAATGGGTGTTACCGGTGATGTGGCGGCGATGCTAATAGGAAAGCCTACATATGGCTCATTCAATAACGACGCACCGCTAGGCACGGCGTTAGTGGTATCGGAAACATAAAATGTTCCGGTATTGCCACTACTTGTTGATGACGCACCCAGCAGACCGTTGAGTGTGAGAGTGCCGTTTAGCACAGCAGAACTGGCACCAGCAGTCGGGAGCGTAAGAACTGTAACATATGAGGAGACCGTATATACCGTCGGTATCTGGAAAGAACCAGCCCCGTTAGCCGTCTTTGTGTGTAACTGGACAATGCTGGGAGAACCAGCAAACGGTGTCCAGTATGTGAATGAAGTGTATGAGGGGGCGTTATTCAGATTTGTAGCATTCTGGGATACCCAAGCCACGCCAAGGGATGTCACGACTTCGTTAAGACCGTATGTCTTGGCACTGTCCCAGACACCCAGCCAGTTAAGAGCCGTGGTGGCGTTATCAGTGACTTGTGTCCAAGATGAGGGGTTAGTGTTAGGTGCCAGTCCAAGAGCCGGAGAAATACACTGCCAAATAGTTGATACACCGCTCAATGAGTTAGCAAAGACTTGGTCACCAACACCATACTGAACGCTACCACTGTATGTAGTAACAACATTCGCCGCCGACATCCTTGCCCAGTAGGAACCTACCGCACCAGATGTGACATTCGTGACGGGGTTCTGGTTTGTGCTATTTGTGACACCAATGTAGCACGCATTGTTTGAGCCAATAACTACATCACCGGAACCATATGACACGGAACTAGACCAAGCACCGAGGTAGTTGCCACCAGACGCACCGTTTGATGATAGACCCTTCCAGTAGCCACTAGATGACACACCACCGACCGGGTTATAGGCGGAACCAGAGCAAGGAAGGAGGCAGACATAGCCGTTGTTATCAGAGCCTTGAACCGTATCACCATAATCATAGGAAACGGTGTTAGCAAAAACGCCACGCCACTTAAGAGCATTACGAAGATATGTCCGCTCACCGGGGGTGATAGAGGTATCTCCAGCCGTATTGAGGATGCCGTTCAGAGCCATTGTATATATTAGAGGGAGAATATATTTTAGCAAGTTATAAACCAGATGTTACCCAATCAATACTAAAGGCTTGAAGGAGTGTATTTCCAGCCCAATAAATATCAAAACTACTGCCCGATGAATAACGAACCGAAAATGTAATGGTCGCTATATTTGCTACTGTGGTGCTAGTGCCTACTGCTATACAAGACACGGCATAAGAGCCATTCCCTTGATAAGAAAAAGCCTTGTAATAAGAAGAACTGGTAGCAAGATTTATAGTTACAAATCCAGTAGCAGTAGTTGTGCCGGTTGCTCTTCCGAATGCTGTGAAAGGCATTAATGATGTTGCTCTTGCTAACGCACTAAATGGGTTTGCTCTCCAGATTGTAGAGGTCGTAATATTCAATACATCAGCGTCAATCGTATTTGCTCCATTACCGTTATAGTTAGCAGTAGAAGAGTTGCCACTATTACCGGTGTATATACTATCATTCGTTGAACCAGCGTATATTTTAGTGGTAGTAGGATACAATGCTCCCGCAAAAGCACCACTGTTACGAGGATTTAATCCTCCTATTGCTAACGCCGACCAAGGTTTGTTTAGAGAAGGGATTGCTATCCAGTAAGAACCAGTTGTATCAGTAAAAGCATTATACGGGGAAGTATTATAAAAGTTATTTCCAGTGGTAGTTGCTGGGTCAGTAATAACCGAGTTCTGAAGAACATATATTTTTCCGTTAGGCGTCCCCACGATACACCCACCACTCTCGGTGCTAACTTTTAAACTATTTACAATCGTTCCAGATACCAGTGTGCCATCATTTGCTACGGCGGTCATCGCAGTCCATACCGCCGAAGTGCCGGGGTTACTCACACGATATAATACACCGGCTGATGTAGCAACTATGAAGTTCTGATAAGTGAAAGAAGCACTTGATGCTAAACCAGTAAAAGATGTAAAGGTAACACCGCTGGGCAGTGTTGGAGTATTTCCAAAAGCAGTATAAGTGCTACTGGCACCGCCAGCGGAACTGTATATCCTTGTTGTGGTCAATAGATAAAGGGGGCTAGCCCCGGGTGAGAATAATACTGCCACATATGTCTGCCCAGTGGGGGCATTTGTGTTCTGAAAGAATGTTACACCAATGTCGTTGCTAACCCAGACTGTTGAGGGGGTAATCGCTACAAAACTTTGATTGTTATAAGTTGCTACAGAAATAGCAATCCATCTGTTGGGTGATGTTCCACTTATGAGGGCTGGTGCTGAAGTAAATGGGTTACTGATTTTATACAAACCATCGTTATCAACACCCATTATTTGGTTATTGGCGTTACCGTCTATACAAGTGTAGTTCTGTGGCGAACCGGCTGTTGATGTTACACTAGCGGGTATATTGGGATTAGCATTAAAAGTTAAAATGGAGTAACGCCCTCCGTATGATACAAAAAAACCTTTATTCCAAAAGGTATCAGTTTCCGAGTATCCCCCACCATCCACAAACCCGGTTATTTTAGTTGATATTACGCCAGTAGAAGGTATAAGCCCACTTGCGGAGTTTAACATAAATCTTTTAGATGCTACAATCTGTCCATTACCGAAGATTTCGGAAGTCGCTGGACTTGCCACAACATTCGGTGCTGATACCGTGTATGTGCCAGACGATGGTGACACAGTAATATTAGTTCCACCTACGACATTAGCAACATTTGCTTGTAGGTTTGGGGCAGTAGCAGTCCCAAGATTAGTAATACCAGTCCCAGCAGTAACACTTAAAACGCCAGCATTGGATACGGTAGGGTTCGCAGTCGTCCCACCAATCGTAATACCAGCATTACCAGCGGTAACACTTAAAACGCCAGCATTGGATACGGTAGGGTTCGCAGTCGTCCCACCAATCGTAATACCAGCATTACCAGCGGTAACGGATGTTACGCCACCAGCACTAGATATCGTAGGGTTCGCAGTCGTCCCACCAATCGTAATACCAGTCCCAGCAGTAACACTTAAAACGCCAGCATTGGATACGGTAGGGGCTGTAGCAGTCCCACCAATCGTAATACCAGCATTACCAGCGGTAACGGATGTTACGCCACCAGCACCACCTTTATTAGTATTACCCAATGGTTGCCAAATGGACAGTGTCGGGTAGGTTGATGGTGATGTAAATGTATTCTGAACAGACGCTACCCACCAGTTACCATCAGTGGTGGTCACAACATCATCAACATTGTAACTAGCATAAGCATCCCATAAGCCACGATAGTTCATCATATTTGGTAGTAAAGTCCTATTTGTCGTGCCGTCTAGGTTTAGTAGGTTATTTACTGACATTTCTACTATTAGCCGAATATATTTTATTGGGCTAGTAGGAGTTATAATATAAGTTGGGTAAGTCGGGTCTTCCGCATATGTAGCAAAAAAAGGATAACCTCCTAGGGGACTTTGGCGGACAACCCATCTTTACCCATCTTTTAGTTAGATTTTATTTTACATAAGACGCTCCTCAATACTCTTCTTACCCTTGCCTCCAGAGGCTCCACCGCTACCGTAGCCTACCTTCTCGGCAACACCACGCATACCAGCGGGCATCATACTCTTCATCGCTGACACAGCCGGCTTTGTAGCGTGATAGACATCCTTGGCACGGGAAAGGATATTTCCGAGACTGCCTAGCAGACCCTTACCGCCCGTGAGACGCATAAGGTCGGAGTGTGTAGCAACCGGGGCAAGCGGAGCGGAGATGATGTCTTGCTCGGATAGCACGCCCTTGATGATACGGGAAGAGCCACGGATGCTCTCAAAGAAGCCACTATTAACCGTAACAACATACATCTGCGGGACAACGGCGAACGGCAGAGGGTTATAGACTGAAAGGTTAAACTGGAGCGTGAAGTTACCAACAAGCGACGGGGCTTGTCCGCTCTGGAGCGTGATATCACGACCGGGCTTTAGCACGAGGAAACCACCGCTTGAGGCGACCAACGCTCCGTTATTGGCTGATGTGCGGGTCTTACCAACCCACTGCTCCCAGTCCATCTCAAGTCCGTTGCGGACTGACATATCATACAACTGCTCCGCCGTGTGCGATGAAAGCAGACCAGAGAAGTTATCAAACTGGATAGACAGAGGCTTTGAGTTGCCTTGGCTTCCGCCACCAAGGGTAAGACCAGCGACGGGGGGCAGATACATATCAGCATACTGGGGGAGCGTAGGGTCGGTCTGACCACTGGCTTGAGTAGGCTTGACATAGATGATGAGAAGGTCGGGTATCTGCGGTAGCGTGATAGTCTGGGATGTAAGTTGAACCGTGCTAATAGCACGGTTCAAC